GCGCCGCCCCGTCAAAAGTTTGTGTCGGACGGCTGCGAGCCGTCCTTTTTAATTCTCCCCACGCGGTCGGGCGTGTCGGATTTCGGGCATGAAAAAACCCCCGACCCTTTCGGGTCGAGGGTTTCTCGATTAGGTCAGATTATGCGGCCTTAGAATTCTTGGCGATAATCTTTAAGGTTTCCGCGACCGCTGCTAATTGCTCAAGGTCGCTGGTCTTTAGTGCGCGGATATCTCCGAGCGCTTTAATGCGCTTCAAGGTATCGGCGAAGATGCTCTCCACGCTCTCGACCTTAACCGCTGGCGCTTCTGCTTCGCTGGCTTCGCCCGCTTCGGTCGCGTTTTCTGCGCGAGTTTCCGCGATAGTTGGGACTTCTGCTTCAAGTTCGGCGATAGTTCCGTCCCAATTCTTAGCGCCTAAAATTGCTTCTTCGATTCCGTAAGCGGTTCGCATGCGGTCGGCTAACTTGAAGATTTCGGAATTCTTGAGCGCTTCTGAACCCTTGAGAGTAAAGAGGACGGCGGACACTTGAGCGCTCTCGACATGAGAGGCGCGGAAACTTGGCGCTTGTCCGCTTACCTTGATGGCTTCCTTAACTGATGCGCGAGCGATACGAATTGAGGTCTTGCCACTTTCGAGCATTGAAGCGAGAGAGGTTACGAATTCGCGCTCTTGCTTCGAAGTTGATTTTGCAAGTGCTGAATATGAGCGAATTACTACTGGGTTAGTAACTACTGAATTCTTAGCGTTTTTTGCTGATTTTTTTGCCATTTTGTTTTTTCCTTTTTCTGCGGTTTGGGTGACCTTGTGGCCACTCCCCTAATATACACGAAAACGGGGAAAGCAACACCATTTCGGAAAGATTTTTTTAGTGTCTGAATTTCAGACGCATTGTCGATTTGTCGACATTTCGGGACGGGTCGGGTCATCTCATATTTTGAGACGGGTTCGGCATCCGACTATCTATCGAACATCTGTTCGAATTCTATTTATGTGAGCCACGCCACACGCCTTAGATTCGAACATCTGTTCGATTTTAATTGCCCCCGAATTCATCTCATATTTTGGACACTAGGGAGATAGTCGTATCTCGAACATTTGTTCGATTACCGAATAATTATTATTATGTTAAGTAATTTATTTGAGGGTAGGGTTATTAAACTTGGCTCGCATATATAAATATATACTCCCATAAAAATTATCTGTTATATCTATAGGGGGGCATATATAGTACGGTCACTAGTGTGACCGAAAATGTGGTCAAAATAGGACAAATATAAAATATTTCCGAACATTTTGTTCGGTTACATATGTTTGAACAGGTTATCTTATATAGATAATAAATTATTATATAGAGCGAAGTCGCTCCGTTTAAGACTTCGCGACTTCTTATATAATATATAATATATATAATATATATGGGGGAACTTTACCGTTTTATGGTAGGGTTAATTATGGGTTTTTATAGGGGGATGTAACGGATGGGACGCAAGCCTGGCAAGGTAGATATCCCCAAGGGTGAGGCCCAGAATAAGGTCCTAGCCCTACTGGAACAGGGGTCAACCATTACAGCCGCTATGGCGGCAGTTAACCGTAATGAGGTTACCTTTCGTCAATGGACGATGCAATCGCCTGAGTTCAAAGAGGCAGCCGACAAGGCCCGCCTGGCAGGCAAAGGGGTCAAGGCCGACATGGCCAACCTTAAAGAGATTGCCTACCCCGACTTTTGTGAGCAGTTCCTGGATGTTAAGTTATTTGACCATCAGTTGAACTGGCTGGACCTAATCGAAGGTAAAGAGCCAAGATGGCAACCATCTGGTATGACCTATGAACCTGGCGACCCTCACCGTGTGTTGATTAACGTGCCACCTGAGCATGCCAAGTCAACTACCATTACCACCAATTACGTAACTTACAAAATCGTAACTAACCCTAACGCTCGAGTCATTATCGTCTCGAAGACCCAGGGCATGGCTCGTAAGTTCCTTGGTGCAATTAAGACAAGACTTTCCCACCCTGCATACATTAAGTTGCAGACGGCCTTCGGCCCGAATGGTGGGTATAAGGCAGATGCAACCCAATGGTCTGCTGATATGATATATTTGGGAACAGGTCGAGATTCTGGAGAAAAGGACCCTACTGTACAAGCGTTAGGCTTTGGGTCACAGATTTACGGTGCACGTGCCGACCTGATTATTCTCGACGACGTTGTGATGAACTCAAATGCCCATGAATGGGAGAAGCAAATCGAATGGCTTCAAAAGGAAGTTATCACGCGCTTAGGACGGCACGGAAAACTACTTATAGTAGGAACCCGTGTCGCTCCTGTAGATTTGTACAAAATGATAAGGGACGGCTCACAATGGACTGGCGGTAAATCTCCATTTACCTACTGTGCTATGCCAGCAGTCCTTGAGTTTGATGAAAAGCCAGAGAACTGGAAAACGCTCTGGCCTAAGAGTAACCTACAAGAGAATGAAATCGATGAGGCGGACGAGAACGGACTTTATCCCAAGTGGGATGGACCTTCTCTCTTTAAGCGTCGCTCTGAGGTCGCTCCATCTGTATGGGCCATGGTTTACCAGCAAGAAGACGTTGTTGAAGATTCAATCTTCTCACCAACCTGCGTTGCAGGAAGCGTCAATGGAATGCGAAAGCGTGGACCGTTAAAGCCTGGCGTACCAGGACATCCTAAAGCAGTAGATGGTGGATATACCATTATCGGTATCGACCCTGCTATGCAAGGAGCAACTGCCGCTGTAGCAATTACCTACAATCGAGCAGATGGAAGAATTTACGTTCTTGACTGTGTGAATATGACAGAACCTTCACCTTCTAAGATTCAGAATCTTATTGAGGAGTGGGTCCAGAAGTACCGTCCACAGGAACTAAGAATTGAAACCAATGCGCACCAGAAGTACTACGCACTTGATAATGACTTGCGTAATTACCTGGCCGCATATGGTTGCCAACTAAACTCACACTTTACTGGCAAGAACAAGTGGGACACAGGACTGGGCGTTGCCTCTATGGCAGCCTTGTTCGGAAATACCAGAGATGGTCGTTTCCAGGATAACAACATAATTGAACTACCAAGTAATGAAGGCTCAGAAGGTCTGAAGGCTTTGGTGCAACAATTAATTACCTGGAAGCCAGATACTCGAAACCCCACTGACTGCGTAATGGCTTTATGGTTTGCAATCATCCGCGCACGCGAATTGATGCAACAGTCAAGCAACGTGATGCAGTACCAGAACAATCGTTGGTCAACACGATTCCAACGAAGTCAACGTGGGACAATTAATTTAGATGATGCCTTTGCAGACCAATGGCAGGAATACTACGGATAGGAACCCAGATGGCATTAACAATGGAGCAAGTTGCTGCACGATATGCATCTCTCAAGAGCATTCATGCAGAACGCGACGCTCGTAATCTTAACGTCCTTGCGGTTCGTAAGGGAAAGATTGCTGACGTATATCCAGACTTCTTCCCAGAAGGTGTTGATGCTAACGTAGTAGCAAACTTCATTGATATCGTTGCTCGCGACTTATCAGAAGTTATGGCTCCACTTCCTGCTGTTAACTGTTCTGCAGCAAATCAGGTTTCAGACCGTGCACGTACATTCGCTGATAAGCGTACTCGTATTGCTTCAAACTATTTCCAGCATTCAGACCTAGCGGTTCATATGTACTCTGGTGCGGACTGGTATCTAACTTACGGCTTCTTACCATTCATTATTGAGTTAGATGAAGATTCTTCACTCCCACGTATCCGTCTTGAAAATCCAGTCGGGGCGTACCCAGAGTTTGACCGCTTTGGTCGTTGCGTTGCTTACGCAAAGCGCTACTCACTTGAACTGGGTGAACTAGTTGCACAGTTCCCAGAGTTTGAATCTCAACTATTGGGACGTCGTGGATACGAGCAAGACCTTGGCGTAAAGTTGGAAATGGTTCGCTACTATGATAAAGACCAGAGTGTTATCTTTATTCCTAGCCGCGATAATCTAATCCTTTCACAGGTCAAGAATCCTCTTGGCAAGATGATGGTTGTAATTGCACGTAAGCCTTCTATCGACGGCGAACTACGTGGTCAATTTGATGATGTACTAGGCATTCAGTTACTTCGTAACCGCTTTGCTCTTCTTGCTATGGAAGCAGCAGAAAAGTCTGTACAATCTCCTATCGTTCTTCCACAAGATGTCCAGGAATTGCAACTTGGTGGCGACGCTGTTATCCGTACTGCTAATCCAGCAGGTGTTCGTCGTGTTGAACTTACAATCCCACAGGGCGCATTTACTGAATCACAACTATTAAATTCAGAACTTCGCGTTGGTTCACGCTATCCAGAATCACGTACTGGCAATGTTAGCGCATCAATTGTTACAGGCCAGGGTGTTCAGGCACTTATGGGTGCATTTGACACCCAGGTTAAGTCAGCACAGGCTATCTTTGCTGCAGCACTTCGTGATGTAATTAGCATTTGCTTTGAAGTTGATGAGAAGATTTTCCCAACTGAGAAGACAATTCGTGGTGTGGACTCAGGTTCACCATACGAAGTAACTTATCGACCAGTAAAAGACATCAAGGGTGACTACTCTGCAGATGTTCGCTATGGCATGTTGGCTGGTCTTAACCCTGCACAGGGTCTAATTTTTATGCTACAAGCATTAGGTGGCGGTCTTATCTCTAAAGATATGGCTATGCGTGAACTTCCATTCACAGTTAACGTCACTCAAGAACTTGAAAAGATTGAAATTGAAAAGATGCGTGACGCACTTCTTAATTCTCTAACTGCATATACACAGGCAATCCCACAGATGGCTACTGCTGGAGCAGATGCTTCCGAAGTAGTACGTAAAATTGCTGAGGTTATTAAGATGCGCCAAAAGGGACAAGCGCTAGAAGACTCAATTGAAGCAGTCTTCGCACCTCAAGCACAGGTCCCTCCTGCTGGCGCTCCTACTCAAACAGTTGAGCAACCGTCCCCTGCTCCTGCAGAAGCGTTAGCAGGAGGCTCTCCAACTCCTCAGATGGCTGCGCCTCAACCAGCACCAGATATTCAAACAATTCTTTCAGCATTAAGTTCAAGCGGAGCAGGAACTGCTCGCGTAGTGACTCGAGGGTAAGTAAATAGGGGGATGAAGTGACAACTATCGTTGGCATTCAGCATGATTACTACTGTGAAATACATGTAGATTCACGCGTTACTGATGATAATGGTCAAATCTACACCCATCCAGATATGATGAAGTTTGCCAAGCGTGGCGCTTTAATTATTGCTGGTAGTGGCGAGGTATTGCCTTGCGATATTGCCCAGAATATGTGGAATCCGCCAAAGCCGACTGAGGCTGATAAGCAAAATTTATACAAATTCATGATTACTAAAGTGATGCCTTCTTTGAGAGATATATTATCAAAGAATGGTTACAACTTTGATGAACCAAAAGAAAAAGGCGACACTAGATTCCACTTTATCATTGCTTGCAATGGTGAATTATTTGATGTCGACCAGGAATTATCTGTAACTAGAGATGCTTCTGGAATGTACGCTGTAGGTTCTGGAGCAACTTATGCTTTAGGCGCTATGCATGCTGGGGCAGACCCAGAAGAAGCGCTAGAGATTGCAGCAAAATTAAGTGCGTATACGGCTCCGCCGTTTTATTCAATTACTCAATATAAGAATTAGGAGATACTATGGCAGGAAATCAGAATAGTGGCGGCTTCCGCCCTACTGCTCCGCAGAATAATCCTGCTAATATCTCAGCAACTGGCGGTAATGGCCAAAGCGGAAAGCAACCAATGCGTTACATTCCTGGCCAAGCGTACGGACAAGGACAGGCTACAATGCAACAACAAGCAGGAGCACCAATGGCTGCAGCAACACCAGCGCCATCTGCATCATTGCCAAAGTTACGCGACTTAATGAGTCCGACTGAAAAGCCAATGGAACCAATTACTGCTGGTGTAGACTTTGGTCCTGGACCTGGCTCAGAAGTTCTTCCAAAGAACCTCAATGCTAACACACGTCCAGCAGAGAATCAACAGATTATTGACAAATATATGCCTGTATTGCTACAAGCGGCACAGATGCCAGATGCTCCAGATTCATATAAGAGATTTGTTAACTTCTTGATTGGACAATAATGGCAACTACTTGGGTAGATGGTAGCCTATTTGATAATATCAATAAATTTGCAAATTCGTTAGGCTACGAAAACGCAGCAATTGCAATGCAATTAGCAATGATTCCATGGGAATCTACGGATGAACGAAACCTGTTTATCCAATCTGTAACTGGTAAACCAGTTCAGGGAGACAATACTAAAACTTTTTAATTGGAGGGTAAGATGGCATCACCTTGGGATTCCTTCCTAAGCACCATTGAAGGTGTAGGCAAGAAGGCCCTAGGTGCAGTATTAGGTGGCTTTAACACTGGTGTATCTGGTGGTGCTACCACTATTGCCCAGCAAGTCGCTTCTGCTGGCGTAGGTATCGCTGCCCCTCAGTTTACTAATGGCCTATCTAGCGCAACTCAGACTCAATTAGAACAGCAGTTGCGCACAACTTTACAAAAGAAACTGGCTGAGAATAAGTCTTGGGATGCTGCTTTAATGCAGAAGTCTAATGACTTAATCTTAAAGACTGCAGTTAAGTTAAACGACAACGTAATCTCTCCATACATTACACGTCCTATTTCAACTGCTGCACTCTTAACTGACCCTACTTCTCCTCTATACAAGAGTGACGAATATGGCCAGGGATTCCAAGTATCTGATATATCACGTGCTTATGCACGAAGCGAATTCGTCTCACCTGCACAGGCTCTTACTAAGTCTAAGTTAGTTCCTGGATTAGACCGTATTTCTTCTGTCGTACTATCTGCTGGTGGTATTGATTTAGAACACGTGAATCTTTGGAAAGACGAAGACGTCAAGAAGAACTTCTCAGATAACGTCGTTGGCCGTTGGTATACTGGCTTTGGCGATTTTACTGTAGGAAATGTTGCACTTGGTCTTGCTGGCAAGGCTGTAGGTTTTGGTGCTAAGGCCGCTGTTGAAGCAGCAGGCATGGGTACATCTAAAACTGTTTCCGAGATTGAAAAGATGGCGCGTGAGGGATTCCTTTACGCTGACACTAATGGACAACAAGGTACTTTACATACAGTTGCTGCACATATGCAGGAGTTGGCGGATACTACAAATATCAAGACTATCGAACAGATTGTATCTAAGTACAGCACTAATGATTCTTTAATTCCAATTTTACACGATGTGACTTCAAGAGAAGCAGCACTCGATGTAATCCTTGCAGATAAGGGTAATATCGATGCAATGATTCGTCTAACAAAGACTAATCCAGACCATCTATTTGAACTTGCAGATGTACCAGCGCAGATTCGTTCACGCAACCTACTTACTGGTGAACTGTATCAGCCAACAGGTCCTGCAGCGCAACGTATCAAAGATGCTTGGGAATCAGCAATTGCTCGCGATGAGCGCTTTGCTGAATTACGCAGCGCATTCTTGGATGATTCATATAACCCAATTATGGGTGGACGTACAAATTATGTTCCTGGAACACCTAAGTATTTCAAAGAACAATATGTAAAGACTGAGGCCGCTATTCGTGACTTCAAGTCAGAAGCAGCATATCGTGACTTCCAGAACTTTGGTCATATCGCAGAACTAAAGTTTGGCTCACGTGTTGGTGGAATTGCTGTAAACTTTGTTAAGTTCGTAAACAAGGGTGCTGGATATAAGCCACTAGGTTTCGTAACCAATTCTGGTATGCGCCCAATGGATGCACAAATTGAACTACGTGCATTCCTAGATGACATTAAGTTATTTGGAGATGGTTCTCGAGATATCTATATCACCCCGAACCAGACAGAAAAAGTTGTTAATATCCGTAAGGCATTTGATAAGCGTCTTGCTATGGCAAAGACAGATGTCGAAATGGTTAAGACTCTTGAAGAGATTGACCAGCAAATTGGTAACCTAATTGCTTATAATAATGGACACTTTGAACAGTCAGTTATCGATGCACAGTATGCTTCTATGCGTGCTCACATGCGTAAGCAAATGGAATCATTCCAGCAAAATGGATATTCTGTAAACTTTGATGGAAGCATTAATACAAGTAATGCTGATACACTACGCCAAATGGCTGAATCATATCGTTTCACACCATGGAATCACATGGAACGTGAGTTCGATAAGATGTCACAGGAAGTATTCGCTGCTGCTGGTGGACAGGCAAAGGCTACAATTAAGTCACTATATGAAGACTTAACTCGTATCTGGACATTTGACGTACTTGCTCGCCCATCATTTATTATTAAGCAGTCTTTTGCTGAACCTGTAGTTAGCGTATTTCTATCTCAAGGCACTCAAGTTGCATGGGATGCAGTAAAGACATTTACTGGTCGTGGTCTAGTTAATGCTCGTAACGCAGTTATGAAGAAGGCTAGCCTAACCCTTAATAAGGGTGAACTAGAAGCAGTTAACTCTGCTGTGTCTTCTTTGCAGCAATCAGCAAGCAAGGCTATTGCAATTAAGGATATGCTCCAAGTTGAGTATGAGAATCTTGTTTCTACTGGTTCACCTATTCTAAAAGACCAGTATCTTGATATTGTACGCAAGGACTTGAAGGCTGCTAATCGTCTTGTAGATGATTTAGAACTAGAACTTAATGCAGCAACAACTCCATTTGGAGTCAAGGAAACTATTCCAAGTCTTGCTACACTAGAGCGTCGTATTGCATGGATTGAACAGAATGTAACTGGTGCTGAAAAGGCACGTATTGCATCTCGTATCGCAAATGCCAAGGCTGCAGTTGGTCAGTATAAGGGTACTATCAACTCAATGGCTAGCAATGTAAATGTAATCAAGGCTGCAGATAATGCACTTGCCAAAGCATACATGGATATTGAAGAAGAACTAGACCTGCTTGGTATGGCTCAGAAGAATCAGGCTGACCTATTCGGTCGCACAGCACGATTCAAGAAGCAATACACAGGTAAGACTTCACAGTATCGTATGATTAATGGACAATGGGTAAACATTGATTCATTCGTTAATGACGTAAATGGCAACAACTTTGTTAATGCTGTTCGTGCAGAAGTAAGTAACGCACGTACAACTCAGCAGAACTTTATTGGTGAACTAGCAGTAGGTACACGCAAGTCTATCCTGCAGCGTAAAGTTCCGAATGTTCCAGTTGGTCCAACCCATCCTTTGTACTATGAAGAGTTGGCTAACGTTGCTAACCGATTCATTCGTCAAGAACCATTAATGGATTTAATCCTGCAGGATACTTCTATAGAAGAACTCCTAAAGTGGGGTATGTCTAACGAGGGTAAGAACTACTTTAAGCACTTTGGATTAGAGTCTGAGAACCAGATTCTTCCACGCATTGAAGAGAAGGTAGCGCTAATTAAGCGCATGTTCCCATCTACAGAAGCGCGTGCGGCAATCTATAAGGGTGAAGTAACAGCCCAAGAGTTGCAGACAATGCTATCATCTTACTCTAATCGACTATACCGCATTCAACCAACAGACTTTGAGTATGCAGAACGTGCAGTTCTTGGTAACCGTTGGTATGCAAACCTAGAGAATGCTATCGGTAGCGCGACAAGCAAAGTATTCAAACTTTTAACATCTCCTGAAAATCCAATTCGTGAGACAATCTTTGATAAGATTGCTATCGATAAGGTGGCTGAGAAGGCTAAGTATTTGATGGACCAGGGTGTCCAAATGACACCTAAAATGTACAATGCTCTACGTCAATCTGCTGGCCGTGAGGCTATTCAGGAACTTGAGAAGACTGTATATACAGTTCGTCGCCAGAATCGTATGCTTTATGCGGCACGTGCAGCAGTTGCTTTCCCTACTGCTACACTTAGCGCATTCTATCGATATGGTCGTCTTGCTATCAAGAATCCAGAGCGTACTATGCAGTTCTTGAATAACTATCAGGCTGCGTTTAAGAGTTTCGGTGTAGACAAAAATGGCAATCCTACAAAGAATGTAGATGAGATTGCGTATCTAGTTCTACCTGGTAGCCGTGACATCCCATTCCTAAAGGGTAATGGTGATGGCATTCTACTTAATGCTCGTTCAATTGGGTTCATGCTTAACTTACCTAGCCCTTCTGCAATCTCTGCAGTGAGCGCTGGAACAGTTATGAAGACATTCCCTGGGACAGAAGATGGTGTCAAGAAGGCATTAGGCCCACTATGGGATATCTGGTTCCCTTATGGAGCACCAACATCTGTGACTAAATCTTTCATGCCACCTTGGTTAAATGCTGCATACAATGCGGTTACTGGACCAGAGGGTAAAGCAGATTACATGGCATCAGTGCAGTCAGTATATGACTATCACAAGATGCTTAACGAACTAGGAATTGAGAAGAAGTTCCCTGCTGAAAAGGATATCTACTTTGAGGCACAGAAGTTATGGGAGCAGAAGGCTCGTTGGTCATTCATGTCTCCATTTGGTGTACCTATCAAGGTATCAACCAATCAGATGGACCTTGTAGATACTCTATGGTACACATTGATGAACAAGTATCAGAAGCAAGGAAAGACATACCAGGAAGCAAAAGACCTTGCTGGTAACGAAATGATTCAAACACTTGGACCTAACTTTATTGTGGACCGTGTTTCATTCCGTACATCAACAACTCGTTTCAACATGCCTGAGACCCCAGAAGCCTGGGGAACAATCTTCAAGGATAATACTGAACTTGTTAACTCTATTGCTGGCATCAAGAATGGCGACATCTCGCTACTTGGCCTGTTAACTGGAGATATGAGAGTCAACTACGAAGACCGTAATACTGCTATCGTAAATAAGTTGAAAGACCCAAATCTTAAACTTCCTGATAGTTCTACATTTGTGAACAATCTTCGAAAAACTCCAAAAGAAGTTGAAGCACTTCGTATTAAGAATCGCACGTGGAAAGAATATACAGCCCTAAAGGAAAGTCTAACTAAGGATATTCCAGAAGGCAAGACTCTACGTTCATACCCTGGACGTCAAGAGGTTCTTAACAATGTTGCAATCTCAATATTCAAGAAGCAAAGCCCTGAATGGTTCAATGAGTACATGAATAGCCAAACAGGTAATTCTGCTTGGGAATATGCCCGTGCAATGCAATTTGCAATTTCTGATGACAAGTTTATGAAGCAAAGAGCAGGCTCTAAGTACTGGCAGGATATCAAGAACTTTATGCTTATCAGAACAGTAGCGGTAGCAATTTATAACTCATTCCCTACTGGAGATAGACGTAAGTCTGCATATCGAGATAACTATCTAAATATGCTTGATACATTTGCTGCGAGCGCTCATCCAGAACTAAAGCAAATTATAAGTAATTACTTTGATAATGATAACCTGAAAGAGGTGGCATAGTGGATTGGGAGGCGATTAAGCAGCAACTCATTAAGAGTGGGATGCCTGCTGCGACTGCAAATGTAATTGTTGCTACACTTATGAGCACCAATCTTGCTGCAACAAGTGGCAATACAGATACAACTCAGTCGGCCAAAAGCATAACTAAATTAACATCTGCATCTGCTACTGCTCTACTTAAAGAGGCAGCAAAGGGTATCCAGTATACTGGTGCACTTACAAATGCTGAAATTGATAAATTTATTGAAGCATTTGATAAAGAACAAAAGAATCAAATTGAGCAAGTTGTAAAGAGTGTATCAACTCGTATTAAGCCTGGTGCTGGCGCTGATGCTATCCAGAAGGAAATTACTTCTGTATTGCAAACTCAGTATCCTTCATACTTTAACCCTAAAGAATTTGCTACAAATTTCTTATGGTCTAAGGTAAGTTTTAAGGACCCATCAAAACTTGGCGGAGCAAATATTGCAGTCCTTCAAGGAGTACGTCAGGCTGTTAAAGATTTCAATCTACGTGGAGTTACTGAGGCAGAAATTGAAAATGCCGCTAAAAGTATTGCTAAAGGCGATAAAACTTTAGAAGACTATAAGGCTGAATTGAGCATTCTTGCCCAAGGAGAATACCCTAAGTTGGCATCTCGTTTTGCTTCTACCCCTGGACTTACAACTAAGCAAATTGCTGCACCAATCATCAATATGTTGGCTGCTAAATGGGAAGTTGACCCAGCCACAATCGGATTCGATGAGCCAATTGTTGCTAAGTGGTTACACCCAGTAGATGCTACTGGAAAAGAAGTTCCATATACCTTCACAGATGCTTCTAGGGACGCAGACAATAATATTAAAACCGAGAGTACAACTAAAGCAAATGAAAATGCTAGAGATGCTGCTGTCGGTTTAGCGCGTGCGTTTGGATTTGGAGTATAAATGCCAATTAAAAATATGACCGCAGCACAGATTGCAGAAGCAACACGTGCTACTGTTACTGCTGGTGGAAAGTCAACTGATAAAGCAAACCGCCTCCCAGGCGAAACAGCATCAGAGGCCAATGCTCGCATTACTGCGGCATACAAAGAACTTACAGCAAAGCCAATTCTAAGTCAAGAACAAATTGACGCTGGTATGAAAGTGCAGTTTGTTCGTACAGGTGCTGGTGGAGTTGGAGAGTACACAGCAATAAAGCCTATTGGTTATACTGGTCCAACAACAGTTACGCAATTTACTCCTGGAGTTATTCCAGCAGGCTCAAAGTATACAACTGGTTCTGCAGTTGGACTAGATACTGGTGGACGAACTGTTGAAGAGTTTCGCAAGGTTTTAGTTGGTAAATTAGTAGCAGGAAATCCTTTAACTCCACAGGAAAAAGCCTGGTTAGATGCTAATGGTGGAACAACAGGAACAACAGGAACTACAGGTACAACTAGTGCAACCAAAGTAACTGGTTCTACAACTAAAACTGCTGTTGGTTATGAAAACAAAAATGGAGTTCTATACTACAATGGAGCGCCTTTTTCTGGAAAAACTCCAGATGGTAAAACATATACTAATGGAATTGTTGAAGATGGTGGAACCACAGGAACTAAGACCGTTACTGGTGCTCCGTTAGGAACCCCACCAGCATATGTTCTTAATTCACAAACTGGAGTTTGGGAGCAACCAGCAAAGCCAGCAACTCCTGGCAACTGGGTTTGGGATAACCTAAATGGCTGGGTAGATTCTACTGTAACTCCTGGCGCAAGTGGTACAAGTGCGACAAGCACAACTACTCTTGCTAAAGATACATTTAAGAACACACTTGCTTTGTACTTTGGCGCTAAAGAAATGTCTCAACCTTGGGTTGATGCTTTATATGGTTCGGTATCTTCTTTCTGGAAGACTGGTTCAACTGTCCAAGAAGCGCTAAATCTATCACTTGCAGACATCCGCAATAATCCTGCATTAAAACCATTTACAGATAGATTTAAGGGTGTCTATGCCCTACAAGACCGCCTTGCTAAAGGTGAAGCAATTTCTGTACCTACAATTGCAGAATTCTTCCAGGCAGAATCTGACCTAGGTGACATTATGCGTAATGCAGGTCTTGGCGACCTGGCAACCCAAGAGTATCTTGGTGCTGTCCTTGGAACTGGCAAGTCAGTTAGCGAAGCAAGCAACATTATTAGCGACGTATTTACTGCAATCGATAATGCCCCTAAATCGCTCAAGGATACGCTATCTCAGTATTTCCCAGGTGTTGATAGGGTATCGCTTGCAAAAGCGCTCCTAACAGGCCCAGAAGGCGCTGCGGAACTATCTAAGAAGGTTAAACAGGTCTCTGTGCTATCAGCAGCAGGAACTCAAGGCTTAACTGTTGATATGGCTACTGCAGGCGATATTGCTGCTATGGGTTATGGTTATGGCGAATCCCTTACAGGATTTGGTCAAGTAGCACGTGAACTTGGAACTTATCAGAAGATTAAAGAAATGGAAACTGGAAAGCGTGTCTCAACTGCTGAGACTCAGACCCAATTACAGAATGTTGTATTTGGAAAAGACATTCAAGACCAATTAGCAATTGAAGCAGCGGCACAGCGAGAAGTTGCTCGTTATCGAGGACAATCAGGAAATATCGGTAGCAAAGCACTTGCATCTCAAGTACGCGGCTTAGTTTAATAAAGAATCCCTAGACGGACCGACCAGCCCCGTCAGGTGTACCAGACTGGATAGTAGGAGCCAACCATGTTTCCCCAGACATGACTTGTGGCCTACGCACTAATCAAACAAAGATAGAAGGGTGGTTGCAATGAGCAACAACAATTACTGGGACGAAGAAGACGATATCGACACTGTAGAAAGTCATGACGCTACTGGTGGAGACCTTGTAAAACAATTGCGCAAGCAGTTGAAAATGAAGGATAAAGAACTCGGTGAACTCACGGGTAAGTTATCAACTTACGAGAAACGAGACCGAGAAGATACCGTTCGTAAGGTCCTAGAAAAACAGGGTATTACAAATCCAAAGGCAGCACGCCTAGTGCTCAAGGATATCGAAGGTGAAGTTAACGAGCAGGCAATTATGACCTGGCTTGAAAACGAAGGCGACGTATTCAATTATGAAGCACCAAACAAGTCTGTCCTCAGTGATGAAGACCGTTCGGAACTACGCCGACAGGAGAACGTCACGCATGGTGCGGATACCCCAGACCGAGGAGAAGATTTAGCAATGCGAATCGAACAGGCTTCAAGCCCAGAGGAACTTGCTAGAATTCTTGCTGGGTCGTAAACTTGTAATTTACATCTAGTCACTTGGAGGTGACACCTTGGCAACAAATTTCACATCAACCGATTCTGCATCTCTTGGTGGTGTTGCTGGTAACGCTGGTCTAGTCCAGAAGGCATACGATAAGTCTATCGAATTTGCTCTTCGCGACGAGCCACTAATCCGCGCAGTAGCGGATAAGCGCCCAGTTGCTCCAACAAACAATGGTAACATTGTTGTACTACAGAAGTACGCAGACCTTTCACTTGCTACAACTGCTTTGACTGAAACATCAGACATCGACGGCGTAACAGTAGGTACACCAACTTCTGTAACAATCACAATGCAGGAATTTGGTAACGCAACAACAAACACACGTGCTCTTAAGTTGTTCTCATTAACAGATATCGACCCAGATATCGTTACTTTGATGGCACGTAACCAGGCAGATTCAATCGACTCACTTGCTATGACAGCACTTCGTGGCGGTTCAAACGTAATCTACTCAGGTTCAACAGCAACATCAACAGCAACTGTTACAGCAGCAGCAACACTATCTACCGCTAATATCGGTAAGGCAGTTGCTAAGTTGCGTGGTAACAAGGCATCAGGTAAGCGTGGTCAGGATTACTGGGCTGGTATCCACCCAGACGTCGCACACGACCTTATGCTAGAAGCATCATCTTCTGGTTGGGTAGTACCTAACGCATACGGCATCTCACAAGACCGCATCTGGGCTGGTGAAGTTGGACGTTACAAGGGCGCATTCTTCGTAGAATCACCACGCCTTTACGTAGCAACTGACGGTGCTGCATCTGCAAAGGTATACCGCACAATCCTCTGCGGACAGCAGGCGTTGGCAGAAGCAGTGGCAGAAGAGCCACACACAGTTATCGGTCCAGTTACTGATAAGTTGAACCGCTTCCGCCCAATCGGTTGGTACGGCGTACTAGGCTTCGCTCGCTTCCGCGAAGAGGCTCTATACCGTATCGAGTCAGGCTCATCAATCGCTTAGTTGATTGACACTTGAGTAGGGGTAGCAATATCCCTACTTAAGGGTAAGTTCACTAAGGAGAACTATGACAAACTATATCTTCAACACTCCATATGTGGAAGAAGGACCAACGGGTAAGCATCGCTTGTTCTACTTCTACAAATTGAGGCAAGGCGTAACTGTGGTTAAGTCAGGTTCAACTTATTCACTAAAGCGCTGGATTCCAGACGATGCAACATATGATGTTGTTTATCGTGGTGGACATCAACATGAAGTAACTGAATCAGAAAAAGCAGCACTAATTGCAGGGGGCATCGGTGTCACAGAAGCAAACTTCACGGCAATCTAAATGTAGTCACATCAGTAGGGTAAAGGAATGGGGTTTTAATGCTGACCATGATTTTATCGCTACTTTATGGGATTGCGTTCTTTGCGGTCTTGAATCTAGTGAACCGTTCAGAGAAGAAGAGAAAGTCTCAATAGACCACACACATTGTGACTACGACCCTTGCTTCGGTTGCAAGGCTAAAGGTTTACAACTTAATACAGGGGATGCTGGCAGACCTGTTGCTGACAAGCAGTGGAAGGCCAATCTCAAAGAGTACAGTGAGGCTCGTAGACAAGGCGTACAACCTCAGAGCACCAATGTACATGCCGTGAGAGCGGCAATGGAAGCAAGCACTAAGATTGGTAAGGCATATGATGCCAATACCATGCCGCGAGCGGATAAAGTAACAAAGAGTATGGCAAAAGCAATCAACGAAGTAGGAGTATAAAATGTCAGTTAAAGGTGAAAAGTACAAGTCAATGGCTGCTATGAAGAAGCACGAAAAGACTGAACCAATGAAAATGAAGATGAAGGAATATGGCAAGAAGGCTGCAGCCAAGAAGGCTATGCCTAAGAAAATGGGCAAGAAGAAGTAACCATGGCCAATCCAGTTAATGCTCGTCTAGCAGCAGCAAAAGCATACGCGGCTAATGTCGCTAAAGAGGCTAGACAATATAAAGATGCTTGGAATAAAGCAAATGATGGAACCTTGTCTCCAGCCCAAGGCAAGGCTCTTGAAAAGAAATCTCAAAAAGAATTAGGTCAAATGGTTGGCGCAATCATCCAAGGACGCCGCTACGATTCTTCTGGAAATCAGGTTAAGATTGAACGCAAGATGGGTAAGGCTACTCCAATCAAGCGAGGCAAGTAATGAAGAAGCCATCTAAAGCACAGAAAAAAGTGCAGAAGGTTATGCATGAATTCAAAGGTGGAACTCTGCATTCTGGAAAAGGCGGCAAAGTCGTCAAGTCTCGTAAGCAGGCTATTGCTATTGCGCTTAGTGAAGCAAAGCGAGCAAAAAAGAAATGACAGACCCACGTCTAAAAAGAGCAGGCGTATCTGGCTTTAACAAACCAAAGCGTACACCAAATCATCCAACTAAGTCACACGTTGTTGTGGCTAAGGTTGGAGATAAGGTGAAGACTATTCACTTCGGTCAACAGGGAGTGTCTGGTTCACCAAAGAAAACTGGCGAATCAGCAGCATACGCTGCACGTCGCAGAGCGTTCAAGGCTCGTCATGCTAAGAATATTGCCAAGGGCAAAATGTCTGCAGCATACTGGGCTGACAAAGTTAAGTGGTAATTTAACAAAGTAGGGGACAAATGGAAGACAAGTTAAGTATCGCTTGGTGCGATAATGGAATGGTTGATGGCAAGTTCATGCAAGGCGTGACCGATGTCATGCTCCATTCTGGAGTTGAAGTTGTAACTACATTACGTAGCCAAGGCAATCAGATTGCTAGGCAGCGAGATAGGGTTATTAACTATTGGTATGAGCATGCCAAATCTGACTGGCTACTATGGGTAGATTCAGATGTGGTAATCTCACCAGATAAGTTCAAACTTCTTTGGGACAACAAGGATGCCGTAGAGCGTCCTATTGTAACTGGCGTATATTTTACAACAGACTTCCCAGAAGAAACTTTGATGGAACCAATGCCAACACTTTTCTGGTTTGTCCAAAAAGAAAACCAAATTGGAATCAAACGAGTCCATCCAATGCCTAAAGATAAACTTATCCAGGTAGGGGCTGCTGGTATGGGTTTTGTTTTAATCCATAGAAGCGTTGTTGAAAAGATTAAAAAAGAATTACCTGATACCCCAATCTTTGCAGATATGGGTCATGGGGTTAATTTCATGGGTGAGGATATCTACTTCTTCTCACTATGTGACCAATTAAAAATTCCAGTATTTGCACATACAGGAGCAACCGTTCCACATATGAAGCGGTTCTCTTTTGATGAAAACTACTACAACATATTTGTGGGAAATAAGAGGAAGTAATGACATATACACTAAGTCAGATGATTGATGAGGTTAAAATCAATCTCGCTGGTTATACGTTCCAACAGGAGCGTGCCACACACTTAACTAGTGCTGTGACAACCACCACATCATCTAGCGCTTCGCCATTAATCCTTACTCTTGGTTCTGTTGAATCATTGGGTAAAGGTATTATTGAAATTGACGAAGAACTCATGTGGGTTGATTCTTATGACCGTCTTGCTAATACAGCAACGGTAGCCCCATATGGACGAGGTTATCATGGAACAACTGCAGCAACTCATGCTGCTGATTCAAAAGTTACCATATCTCCAACATTCCCACGCTTTGCAATTAAGCGAGCAATCAATGATACAATCCGTTCTTTAGGTGCAAGTATCTTTGCAGTTAAGAATACATCAGTTGCTTATGTTCCAACTGTAAGCACATATGCTTTCAATAACTTAAATATTAAAAATATTATTACTATCTCAGCGTCTACAATTGGTCCAACTAAAGAATGGATTCCAATTCGTCGTTGGGATTTTGACTCAACTGCTGATACAACAGCCTTTGGTGCTAACGCTCAGACAGTTACACTTGGTGAGTTCCCACAACCTGGCCAAACAATTCGTGTGGTATATGCAACAGACCCAACAGCATTTACAGATGATAACCAGGACTATGCAACTCAAACTGGTTTGCCAGAATCAACACGTGATGTTGTAATTCTAGGAGCAGCATATAGATTACTATCATTCCTAGACCCAGCACGTGCTTCTCAGACAAGCCCACAGGCGGACGAAACAGATGCGAAGCGCCCATTCGGTGCATCTCGCGATGCTACAAAACAACTTTATGCGCTATATACTCAACGTCTAAACGAAGAAGTAAAAGCACATCAACAGAATTACCCACCTCGAGTTCACTTCTCTCGCCGATAGGAAAATAGATGACAACACGCAAGTACTCCTCTCGCTCTCAGCAAACTACACTAACTAGTGCCATTACCTCAACTGCTACAACTGCTACAGTCGGTTCTGGAACAACTCTTCTTGGTGGTATTACAATCTCTGCTGGCGAAACATTCACAGTAGTTATTGACCCAGATACAGCGCTTGAAGAAATTGTAGACGTTACCGCTGTCAGTACCAATACACTTACAATTGTACGTGGTGTCGAAACTGCTGGCGTAGGACAGGCCCACTCCGCTGGTGCAGTAGTTCGTCACATGGTGACTGGCCGTGACTTGCGTGAAGCCAATCAGCATATTGAAAATACAACCACTGCTCATGGTTTAACTTTAGCCAACGTAGTTAAGACTACAGATACTGGAACAGTATCATCTGGCATGATTGCGACAGGCGCAGTAGGAACTGCTAAGATTGATGATACTGCAGTAACAGAGGCAAAAATTGGTACTTCGGCAGTTACCGCTGGAAAGATTGCAACTGATGCTGTAACTACAGCAAAAATTCAAGATAGCGCGGTTACCTCAGCCAAGATTGCTGATGGCACAATTGTAAATGCAGATATAAATGCGGCTGCTGCTATTACTAAGACTAAGATTTCTGGCACTGCTATTACTGGTGCTGATGTAGGAACGGTCAATAGTACCATACTTGCTGATTTAGCAGTTACAACTGCAAAACTTGTAGATTCAAATGTTACTACTGCAAAAATTGCTGACTTAAATGTAACTACAGGTAAAATAGCAGACTCAGCAATTACATCAGCCAAGATTGCTGATGCAACAATTGTTAATGCTGATATTTCTACAACTGCTGCTATTGCTTTATCTAAGTTAGCAACCGACCCCCTAGCACGTGCTAACCATACTGGTACTCAAACTGCTGCAACTATTTCAAACTTTGATAC